TCTTTTTTCTGTATTGGAGTAAGGTCTTTGATACTTCCTACTCCATACTTTTCTTCTGCTGTGCTATCAAGCAACAATCTCCTACGCTCATAAGAAGTAAGCGCACGAGTTCTCAATCCAACAAACCCTGCAGCAGTTGCGAAGGCATCTGTCGAATACGGATCGCCAGCAACTACATCTTGCAACCAGAAAGGAAGCAAGTTCCTTGATTGTGCAGTTACAAAGTCAAGGTTGTTTTCGTAAGGCTGCCCGTAGTAATCCTCGTTAGTTATGAAATTCGCAACTATTGAACCTGTTGGTGCGCCTAACGCCCGTTCCCGAATTAACCTAAACCAAGTCGAATCGGTATAGTCCCCGTTTTGATCCAAGTCGTTATACAAAGCAGCAGCGTCATCTGGGCCTGCTGCTGCCCGGTAAAGAGCGCGAGGTACAGAAATTATCTGACCTGACGGGCCTACCCAAGAGTTACCTATTTTGACCTGCAAGTAGTGAGGTTCACTTGGGTCTAGGTTTACATCCTGACCTAGAAGCTGCCCTACGCCCCAGGTGTACGCTTGCAAGGACATCCAAGCACCCAAAGCACCTTCTCGTGCTAACTGTCCTTGCACTCCGCCTCTAGTTGTTGCATCACTTAGCAACGCAATAATAGAGCGAGTCATTCTAGGAGAGAAGAACATGAACGCTGTTTCAATCTGGCGTTGAAGTGTTGAAATTCCAGCAGCTTCAGAACTTAAAGTTCCTGTCCCTTTGTTTATAAAGTCAGCTATCTGACGAATTTCATCAGCATCTGTAACTTCGTCTAAACTTTTTGTTAGAGCCTCAAATGAATCTAACTTTACTGAGTCGATAAATGTAGACCAGCTATTCTCAAAACGATCAAATATCTTACGAACTTGCTGTGTTGATTCTCGATATATTTTTATGCCTTTAGCACTAGAGTTTGGATCTGCTGCTAAAAACTTTGTAATAGGCCCATTTACACTAAGAGCTTCAAAGGCTTCAACTGAAGATTTGCTAAGAGTTAGCCCAGAGCGGGATGCTTTTTCAAGCAAAGCACGATCTTGGTATATCTTTGCCTTGATATTTTCCGGGGAGAATAAAGCAAGAAAGCTATCTACAGTTGCATTAGCAAGAGCTTTGTTTAAGTCTTTTCCTTGAGCAATAAGTTTTTTGTTATCAGTTGCTATACCACGAAGAATATCTACGTTTGATTTGCCGAAAATAATTGTTCCGTAAATAGCAAGCAAACCCATGTCGATACCCGTACCAGCCATACGAAATATTCGACCTAGATCTTCAGCTCCTCTAAGAAGCCCTCCACGACTACGCCTTGCTTTGAAGTTAGCCCACCATGTATTGCTTGGGTCATCAATAAGTACATCAAACTGCCCGGCAAACCTAGACGCTAACTTCTCATCCTTAAACACCAGGCTTTCAAACAAGGTGTTTAGGTTTGTAGGTTCTAGCGGATCGTTATTCGCTAATTTCAACTTCAGGGCAGGAATGTTGTTATCAGATACTATCTGTACGCCTGCAGCTCCTTCTGCAACTATTGATACTCCAAAACGTTCAGCAAGTTCAGGGTTTTCTTTAAACAGTTTTTCAAGTCTTACATTGAAGGCTTTATCTACAACTGTTGAATATGCGCGCTGTGTGTAATGCCTTAGAACATCTTCAGGACTTGCATACTTAACACTACCTGCTTGGACGAACTCTACAAGTTCATATGGATTTACAAGAGTTCGTGCCTTAGTAAAGTAGTTCTGTAAAGAACTTCTTACTGTTGGTGTAGCGGTTTCTTCTCCAAATTCACGAACAAACCTTGATACAAACGCACCTTCATCAAGCAAGTGCTGAACACGCTCCATACCAGTAAGAACTTTGCCACTGGCAGTTCGTATTTCTATTCCGGTTTCATCGAGCATTTTATTCATTTCGGTAAAGGCTTTTACTCGCTCGATTAAGTAATGCCCTTGCCTTGTAGGCATGTTTCTAGCGGAATCCCAAAATTCGCTACCTTCGTACCTAAAAGCCTTGTTGATGCCTAGATAAATATTTGATGCTACGTTTTGTGAGTTTTGTATTCCAATAGTCTCGACAACAGCATTTGCAAGATCTGTTTCGTGGAATCTGTTTGGTGATACTTCAGGTGAAGCAAGAACGTTATCCGCTTTTATACCAGCGCGTTTTGCTGCATCGTTATACCTTTTGCGGAGGAGATTTCTAATTGCTTTGCCAGATTGCTCTGACACTTCAATAATTGCGCTGTCAGATAGTTTTGTTCCAAATACTGTAGCTGCAACACCGCTATTAGCTATAACAGAATTAACGGTAGCTTCTGCATTAGCTGTAGCAAGAGCTTTATTTGTAGCGTATTTAGCTCTTTCAGCGTTTAGATTAGGTCGTTTTAAATCTACAAGTATTTTTGGACTAATCTTATTTACAACACCTCTTAGACTTGCAGCAACAGGAGTGGGGTCAATCTTATCTAGGTAGTTAAGAGAATCTCTAACCCACCCTTGAACTGTCGAGGCCTGTTGAGTTCTTAGGATTTCAACTGCTTGACCGTTATCTCCAAACATTGCTTCTGATACAGTCCCAAGTTTGTACTCAGAAGTTTCGTCGTAATACTTAGCAGTTTTATTATTAGCCCAATCTAATTTGTACGGCGTAATAATAGTGTTGTACACACCTGGCTTGTTTAGGACAGTTGCACCTTCTAAGTCCAGCAAAGGAACTGCAACTTCGTTGAAAGTGTCTAAGTTAAAAAGCTGATTAGTTGCAACAGGCTTTACTGCAGGATCAACAGCAAAGCGAGTTTCAATAGCATTTACAATATCTCTATTAGGCCCTGTGAGAGATATAAAGTCTTCTCTAGCTTTTATTGTTTCTGAAATTTGTTTAGCAGTTACCGCATCTTCGTAGCTAAAAGTTTCAGGCTCAACCCCTTTTTCAAAGTTAATTCTGTTTTTTAGGTTTTGGACAGCAGCAGTTATTACTGATGGCTGAGCTTTACGAATAGCAGTAGTTTCTGAAGTTAAATCGACTGCGCCACGCCCCAGCACAACATCCCCAGTAATAGCTTTAGGGATTGCCGTTCCTAACCTTGTCCCACCAACTGCTGTTGCCTTCAGCAATCTAGTTGTAGTTTTTATATCGTTAACTATTCCGATATATGGGATTAGGTTTACCGGGTCAAAAATAAACTCTAAAGTGCCTTTTACATATTTAGGCATATCAATTTCTTGATATGCCTTGCGTGATGCTCGTATATCGGCGTTCATATTCTTAATAGAATTTACGCCCCAGACTTCACCTGTTTCTTCTTCGTAGTATTTTTCACGCAGCTCTTGGAATTGGTTCTCAACTCCAAACAAATCGCCCGGCGTTAGTGAAGCTAAGAGCGGAAACCCGACAGTAGATACACCTATTTCAGCTCCACGTTGCAACGGACTAGCCCTACGTGACGCTTCAGTACCAGCAGCAAGAAACTGACGAAGTCCTCCCGGCTTCCCGGCTTCTTCTCGTTCTTCCATAACCTGGCGGAATTGCTTGTCAAACTCTTGGTCACCCGGCAACGCTCTTGCTACAAGTCCGGTAGCTGTGTTGATTGTAGGCTCAATGGCATCAACTGCTGCCTTTGCTACGTTTTCTAAAATGCCAGATCCTAGAAAAGATCCGAACTGGAATCTTTGTTCTGGCTGAGGGGTTTCAGTAGGAACAGGCTGTGGAGCAGTTGGAGTAAGTTCAATCTCTCCAGTAGGCCCTGTTTGTGCAACTCTGGTTGTAGGGTCTTGTAAAACAAGATTAGCTTGCTGTATAGCTAATTGTTCAGCTTGAGCCTTTTCAGCAGCCTTTAGTTGCTCTTCCCGTATTTTTGCATTTCGTATTGCAATATCACGACGGCGCGCTGCACGAGCCTCTCGATCTCGTCGTTGCTGTTCTTCTTGAGAACGCAACTGAGCAAGGAACTGCTGAGTCTGTTGTTCAAATGGGTTACTGCGAAAAGGAGTGACCATTAAACTAACTGCGCTCCAAATGAACCTCTAGGGCTCCCTCCTCCAAAAGGAGTGACTTGACCTAAGTATCTGCCAAGTTCTTCGCCAGTCATTCCAGCTTCAGCCTCTATTCCACCACGATCAAACAAGTCTGCTCTCTGATAGCCACCTACAGTTTGTCTAGGAGCTTGCCTATCAAAGTCCCCTACTCTTTCAACCATAGGTTGTCTAGGGGCTTGCGTATCAAAGGGTTCTACTCTTACAGGACCAAATTGTCTAGGATCTATGAACTCGCCTGTTCGCTGTTGAGAAACTTGAATTGGTGCGCCTTGATCTGTAACAGGTTGAACAACAGAAGATGTAAACGGTCTAAATAAACCTCTTAGCTGCTCTTCCCCGCCTAGAACCCTAGACAGCCCGCCTAGCGTGCCTGGAGATGCTTGCAGCAATGGAGACAAAGTAGAAAGGAGTTGTTGCTGTTGCTGTTGTTCAGCAGATAGCCCTCCTCGTAAGATTGTGCCGATATTTTCAATATCAGATCCTGTGCCTAACGCAGCATACGGGTTTGTAATTCCTGCCCTTGCTTGCAAGTTTGCAAGTGTTATTGCATCTTCTGCTGCTGTTGCTCCACCTGCTCCGGCAATTACACCGAACGGACTAGCAGTCCCATATCGAGATGCAATATCTGCAGACTCTGCTCCACGCTGTGTGCTAAACGCTTGCAGAGCAGCTTGGGCTACTGGCGATAGGACTTGCTGCGTTCCAACTTGCCTTTGAGTAAACTGTCCTGTGTCAGGATCGTAAACATCCTCAAACAGAGGGATTTCGCTAATGTACCGATCAGGGTTTGCGTAAAAGATATTGAGAATATCTTGCAAACCTGTATTCGCATAACCTTGAAGTTGAAGTGGGTCAGGAATCCTGCTTGGAGGAACGAACCCTGCAGGAGGCTGTACTTCAACGTTAGACCCACCAACGCCTCCCTTAGTTGGATCAAAAACACTTGCTAGTGCTATATCTGCTACAGATCCAGGCTCACGAGTAAACAAGCCTTCAATACTTGCTCCGCCGTCTATTCCTTCGCCACGGTAAGGCTCTAGCTCAATATAGTTTTTTATTTGATTTTCAAGAATAACTCTTTGGAGATATGGAGAAAGCAGTAAGTATTCGTCATATCTTTCTCGCCAAAACTCAGGGAGGTTGGCTGGAATACCATCACCAGTCTCTGGGTCTTTTGAGGGCTCTGGGTCTTCTGGGTCTCTAAATAATCCGTAAGCAAGTGAGCCTTCTTCGTTATTGAAGTTAGATACTGCAGTAGCGTTTATTAATTCCTGAGCGTTTCTATCTGCCAATTGCCTTCTTACAGCTGCTTCTATGTTTGCTATTTCAGCAGCATCAAGGTTTAAAAGTTCTTGGTCAATTTGATTGGCTCTAATTTGAGCAAAGTCAGCCGTTGTCATTGGCTGATAGCTTGGGGGTTGATAAAACGGATCGCCCGGAGTCCCAGTAGTAAATGGAATTGCAGCTTGAATTTGAGCTAGTGTTGGGGTTGGATTTATATTAGGAGCAAACGGATTGCTTGAAACAATTTCTCCTCCAACATCTTCCCCTGCTAACAACCTTGAATAGAAAGTGGGGTTGTTTACCCCAACTATTCTGTCATCCCTTAGGACAGCACTTCGCTCAGAGCCGGAAGTTGGAAGTGCGTATTGAGAAACATCAGGGGGTAGTGAACCAGATGTAATCTGCCCTTTTATTTCAACCGGAGTCCCTAAAATGGCAGCAGGAATCCCTGCCTGTACAACTTTTGTTTTAGCTTCTGATGGAGATGAGGCTTCAATACTTACCTGCCGATTGCCACCGACACGCGCTGCATAGTTAGCAGGTATTTGAAGAATGTACTTTGCCATTACAGGCTCCTAAACGGGGTTTGCATCTGAGTGTAGATGTTCGGCTTTGGCTTTCGTTTCTTTGGCTGTTTGACGTCTGGGATCTTGTCTATCGACTTGAACGAGTTCTCGACCTGACGCAGATATCGCTCTGCCGTATCGTCGAACTTACTAAACGCCATTTCCAACGGGTGAGTGCTTTTAGCCATAGCTATCCCCTCGCCCCAGGTGAGATGTCTGCAGTCGGCACTCGAACATTTCCTGATCGAGGGCCTGCTATTGCTGCTGCAGTTTGACGCATCTCATCTATCGAACCGGGCATTACCGGTCTTGTTGTTGTAGGTATTCCTGTACCGGGAGCCTGAGGACGAGTCCCCATCTGGTTGCCGGGTTGGAAGTTACCTGCGTTCGGCAGCTGCATCGCACCCTGCGTATTCAAAATATTCAAAGCAGTCTGTTCAGGAGTGGGAATTTGCGGAGAAGAACTTTGCCCTGCTGCTTCGATAATGTTTTGAATCGTAGGTATGCGACTTGCTGCAGCTGCCTGCAACTGCTCTTGGATTCCAGGCGAATTCAAGAACTGTTCCTCAAGTATTTTAGCGCGCACTTCGAGAGGGTTGCTAACTCCTCCCTTGCGTAGTGCGGTATCGAGATCAACATATCCTGCTCGCCAGAGGTTCGCCCACAGGTTCAACCTGCGCTCTTGTTCTTCTGGGCTGACAGAGTTGATCCGAACAATGTTTACATAGTGACCCTTGATATCTGACGGCTTGATTGCTGCATCAAGCACACCTGCTTCGGTCTTGCCGAACACAGTGACTTTATCGTCGATAACAAGTTCAACAATGCGAAGAATAATTTCGCCCTTGTCTTGCAGACCACGTTCCATCGCTTCTTTGACTGCGCCAAAGTTTAGCGAGGCAATACCTGCAAGAACGGCGGTGTGGTATCCAGATGCTGCCCCTGTAGGACGCTGACCTCGTGCTACGGCAGGGACAGTGTTTGCCTCGATAGCTTCGTCGAGGAACTGTTTTGCAATGCCGATCTCTGCAGGAGGTCGAGGAGTCTGACCGACTCCGACTTGCACCTGTGGTGGCTTGATGTTCTTTGAGCCGGGCGTGTCATCCCATGCTGCCTGAACCTCTTCGGTAATACCGGGAGGCCCTGTAAATTCAAGAGTAGGCCATGCAGATTTACCGACAATGTCGATGTAATGAGATGCAAGCTGGCTCTGCGCTCGGATCATTTCGATAGAACCGTTGAGCAATCCCATGTAGAGCTTCTCTGGTTCTGACGATCCTGTATCCAGTCCCATCTGAGGCCAGTACATAATCCACGGAAGTCTGCCGTATCCGTGACGGCGTGGCTGCATTACCCATTCGTTGTTGGCAACATACGCTACTTGCGATGCAGTCCAGACTTCTTGGAACTTAACGAAGCCTTTGGTGTACTTGCCCCACTCAGGGAAGTGAGCCTGAACCCACTCTGCGTCTACCTGGTACTCGTAGATAACCCAGCGAGGCTGAGTACCGTTGTTCATGTCCCATACCAAGTTCTGCGGATTTACGGCAATTGACTTGATAGGCCAAGTGATAGATCTCTTCTCGATAACCTCCTGCACACGTTCACGATATGTCTCGTCTTCTTCCATGTGCGGTGGAGGTTCAGGGAAGTCACTCCACTCGTTGGCGATAAACTCCAACTTCTCCCATGCAATGCCGTACAACCCTGCATGTTTGGTAAGTTCCCTGTACACCGGAGAGCGATGCTCAATCATGTGGTGTGCGCCAGTCAGGAACTTCTCCATGTTTTCGGCGCGAGCCTGACCTCGAGGGCCGGGCGGTGGGACTGAGATATCTAGGAACTGTGGGCTAACGTGCGCTACGAGAGTGTTGATTACAGACTGAGCAGTACCCAGCCGAATCATGGTTCCGTTCTCTGGAACACTAAAGTCGAAGTCGTTCAGGAAAAAATCGTCCAGCATCTTGCATTGATTTTTGAAGTTGCGGAAGATTTCGTTTCCTGTAGCAGATTTCTCTGCAATCCAGAACAACGACAGTTCAGGCTCATCCAGTGGGTTGGATGCCTCAACATTTATGATTTCGGACGATTCGCTAGAAAACTGTAGAACCATTTATTTTGTCTCTACGAGTTCTGCCTCTTCCCCATAAAGCTGCATCTTAGCCTTAGCTTTTTGCGCTCGGTAAGCCTGCATGAACCTGGTAGGTCTATACGCTGGTTGTGGTCGAATGGGATTCATTCTACGAATTGAACGGAGAAATTCAAAGTCCCCGTTTTCGTAACCTGGTGGGTCACACGCCATCAATGCAAGTAATTCTGCGTCAACCCAGTCGTCATGCTCGTTTGTTTCGTTGTAAAAAATATAACTTCCTCCGTTGCCGGGACGGATTGAAATATCTTCTAACTGCCGAATTAGTGTTGACCAAGATGCTGGGAAACGCACCGTTCCGTTTTCCAGCGCAATGTAATAGTTCTGGAACAGTTGGTACTTGCTTTGTGCGCTAAATTTGAACGGTTGAACGGGCATACCCGTACTTAGCAGGTGATCGAAAACAACATCTCCGAGTCCTGTGGAGTCAACTCGCATATCTCCGACGTTCCATCTGTTGACTTCGCTGGAGATAGTTTCTATCTGGCTAACCCAGTCGTTACCTGACATTTCGAGAGCGTGTACGGATTCTCGTGTCTTAGCGTTTTTTACTACGAAAACCGTGTAGTCCTGCTTTTTACCCAAGTCTAGTCCTGCAACGTAGCGTTCTGACGGATCTGGGGCAAGCATTTCTACAGCGATAGCAGCTTCTTCGATCTTGCTGGGTCTAAAGAACCCGCCTCCGCCGTCTGGTTGTTTGGCGAGGTACATGCGTTCCCATACGGGTTCGGGCATTGTTGCCTTTTCGTCGTAGATTGACTGCTTTTGTTTTTCCGACAGGAACACGTTGTCGAATGTTGTGGCTCTAAAAGCCTCGTAATCTTCGGTCGGGTTTTCGTTTGCCCAGTTGAACAGCTTTGAGAACCAGTGGTTACGTGTGAATGGTGGGATTCCTTCGACACAACCTCTACCCAATCGTCCTGATGAGTTGAGCAT